TTATGTTTCTTCTCTTGTTATATCTTTCTGAACCATATATTCAAACTGATAGATAACATTCCACATTTTGTCATCGTCCAAAAACTTGCTTTGGTCAATAACATTATTTCTTATCATCGTATAGTCATTATCCATGCTATACACCTTCCCCACATACAAGTTTAATAATTTAACACCTATTTGGGTCAAACTAATAGAACTTTTATTGTTTCCATCGCCAAATATGGTAAACTGAACGATTGGACTATACATATCCGCACAAAAGTTCTGTTCAAGCGATGTTGTTATAAACGTATATACAATGAAAGGCTTTACACTCTGTTGTAATTCTTCCCCTGTCTGTGTAGCTAATACTATATCTGAAGGTGCAAGATCTTCCCATAATCCCTGAACGTCACCTCTTATCGAAGCGCCATCAGCAGAATTAAATCTATCCATTATAGATTTGGAAAGTTCGTAAATCATTACTCTTCCTTTTTATTGTCATTAATATACCCTTCAGGCTTTATAACAGCATCAGCAGGTATCTCAATTATCTTGTCGCAAGTTCTACATAAATACGTAGCAGGAACGCCATGAGGACATACCTTCATAAAATGTTCCAACTGCTTCTCTTGAAATGTTTTTCTTTTTGATTTCTCTTCACTCATGATTTTTTTAAACTCCTTTTTACTTTTTCTACACCCTCTGCAAGCCATTATTTAAAGTTCCCTTGTATTTTACGCCTAAATGCGGCTAACGCTCTTCTGAAAAACGGATTAGGCGCTCTCTTAGAAGTTCCATATTCAACATACTTCGCATAAGGAACACTCGAACCAACAATATATTCCATCTTGTGTTTCTTCTTATAATTAATTGAAGCCTTTAATTCGCCAGACTCAACAGGGGCATAACGTTTAGAAAATTCAACAAACTCTTTAGCACTTCTACCCGTTCTCTTATCCACATCCTTTTCTAACCTATTGTTGAAGTTTTGTGGATGCCATTTAATTCTAATTCCCATTATGCCCTCAATTCCTTAATGTTACATCAACCTCTAAACTTCTATCATGACTTAATGCATTTATCGTATTAACGTCATACACCTTTTTCTTGATAATAACCTCGTCACCATTTCTAACATCAAGGAGATTACAATACACCCTATGAGTAGATACAACACCATTCTTACCCCCTACTGCCCGCTCATCAGCATTCAACTGCCTAACCCTACAGGAAGCCTTGAATACAGTTGTTTTTAATTGTGTAATCCCACCTACGGCATCCTGAGCGTTAAGTTTCAACCGCTTAACACTCATAACGCTGTTTCTGGAAGTTTTCCTACTCATTACACCGATTTCCTTGCATATTGATTTAAGTCGCTCCAATGCCTGTCAATTGCCGAGCTTATTCCATCTCTTGTATAACTGTAATCACCATCTTTCTCAGACTTCATGTTCCTATCTTCATCTTTAGAATCAAGATAATCTTTAACAATAACGTTCGCTAGGTATGTGAGCGCTTCAGGAACATTACCAACAGTCGTTAAAGTTCCACCAGAAGCATCGCATACAGGCAACGTATATCCAGCAACATACCATACAAATATAGACGAACTACAAGAATAACCTTCACCCCAATAATCAGAACCTAAATCAAGTATAGCATCAGAGTCACAAGAAACCCTTGCACTACTTCCAAGATATGGTCCACTTAAATATACTTTCTCATCTAACGCCCATCCACTTTCAATAGGACGAAGAAGTTCAGTTATTTTACTTTCATTTGTTCCGAGAGTTTCAGCATCCCATCCACTAACTAAATCAATAGCAGTTACCAATGAAGCAACGTTTGAATAAGAAGAATAATTTAACACATTCTCTGTTTCAGTAGCGCCATCAGTTGCAATAGAAGTTAATATCATTGAAGCATTATTACTTGAAACCGTAGCCAATGAAAATCCTGTTCCCTCTACAGTTAAATAATCATCTGCATTAGGAGCAACGAGTTTAACCTTTGTAATAGGATAGTTATTTAAAACAACGTAAGATTCGCCCTTAGTATCAACCCACTCTTTATATTCAGCAGAACCAAAATTACGAGCGCATTTCTGACCTATCAATTCATTCGTTTGGTCAATAACATATTTAAGTGTTTCTTGAGCAGAAGAGTCAGCGGTAGGGTCATCATTTACATCGTTCACATACTTAGAATAAAGATAGAGGTTTGTTATTCCTGTTGTGGCAGTAGACATATAGCCTCCATTTATGAGTGGGTCAGGATTAAACCCAACCCACTCACTTTAATTCTTATTGACCGACAGTCGATTCAGAACTCGAACTTGAACTCATTTCAGTGCAAGTAATGATTCCAGACTCGTTAACCCATACATCCCCATCAGGACATGAAACTTGCGTATCCGTAGTAGACACCCAAGATACTTGAGGATCACCCTTATCGGCACTCATAGCCCAATAGCCCGTAACAGACTCATACCATAAGTAGTAAGTCCCAGTCTGATTAACATAACTTGGATATCCAGTAGCTGCCGGAGGAACTGGAGGATAGTCGCCATCATAAGCCCAATCACCATTCAAGGCAGTCGTAGTAAAGGCTGTTCCTGCATAAGTAGCGCAACATCCTTCCAATGAACTAGAAGAACTAGTGGTGCTTGCAGTATCTTCAGAACTTTCAGAAGAACTAGAATCAACAGAACTAGATGAACTAGATGACGTTGACTGGCTTGAAGAACTATTCGAACTATTTGATTGAGAACTAGAAGAACTAGAATCAACAGAACTAGACGAACTAGAACTAGAAGAACTACCTTCAGCCGCAGTATTAACAACAAAAGGATAAACCTTTGAACCATCCGTAGTAGTTAAACCTGAAACCCAAGTGACATCACCATTAATTCGAAGAACAAATCTAAGATAACTTTCGTCCTCAACAAACTTAAGCGATTCATTAATAGCTTCTGTAATCTCTTTCTGAACAATCACATATTGACTAAAATCGCCAATCATGATTTGCCTATCAGTAACTACATCAGAAACTATTACCTTATGTCCCCAAAGGTATGCATCTCCACCCTCAAATGTAAGTGGAATGCCAGGAGCCTGAGTTGCAATAGAATTCCATAGATCACCAACTTCAACCCATAAATCCTGTCCCATTACCCATACACCCTCTTTACCACCATAATACATATCATAGATATCTTTCAATTCAGCGGCAGTTATAGGTGAGGAGATTGCAGAATCACCAGTAGCGGCACTTGCAACAATTCCATTAAGAGCATTACCATAAATAATGTTTCTGTCAACCATCCATTGAATAGCTTCTTTAGCCGCATCACTTACATACTGAACAAGCAATTCTGAATCCTGCTTAATCTCATCAGTTAAAGGAATAACAACAGCTATCTTATTAAAACCTAAATCAAGAATACTGAATTTAGCATCAGAAGGGGTTTTAGCATCGCCTTCGCCTACGACATATGCAAGAACTCCACCCTTGATACCAGAAGTATTACGGGTTGCTTCATCAGCGATAGGCAATTTAATCCCAGAGGTATTATCACCGACGTTAAAAATCTTACACCTTTCATATAGCGTTCCAGCCATAAAGTTAGGTGAAAGAATTTCAGGTATGATATTATGATTGACAAGGTTTCCGCCTTCTAGGGCTACTGCCTCGTTCTGTCCTGTGGATTTGACAATTTTTTGAAGCGCCTTGCCAAGCTCTATTCTCTTATCTTTCTTCATCTTCTCATCTCCTTCGTTTAACCCAGTAGTGGGCAAGCGATGAAAGGGATGGTCGGTTTTATCTCCGACCATCCCTCAAATCTAACTATTTATACAGCTCTTGTAACAAACGGACTTACAATGCTTGTATCAGGCAATGTAATGGTAGAAGCCAACTTAGGCGACCCGCCTGTGCGTGTTCCGAATCTGAAAAGTTGCTCATCTTCCAAAAACTTAACATGGATAGACGAGGCTTCAGAAATTCCGCCACGCTTAATGACAAGATACTGGCTCAAGTCAAGAAAGCATATGCTCGTAGGTTGAGCATCAACATCGCACTGTTCAAGAATATTGATTTTCTTGTTGAACAAAGTGCCGTAGGCAGCAAGCTCGAACGAAGGCTGAATCAATTTTCTACCAGATGCATCTTCCAACTGCATACAAGCGGCATACTGACTTAAGGACATATACCACTCAGCTCTAGGCAATGAGCCAGGAAGCATAGCCGTATACATATTGGTCAGCTCTGCGGCTGTAGGATTTGCCCCAGCAACTGCAACAGCCACCGTAGCGGCATGACCTTCAATCTCAATCATGTCGGTATTAGTTGTTCCGTGTAGAATATCGTCATCTGCAATCCATGCCAGCGCAGCTCCAACTTCACTTTTCATACGAGAAAGCAAGCCAACTCTATCAGACAACAGTTCATCAGTAGCGGCAAAAACTGCGAAAGTTTTACCCAAACTGATGTCTACCTGGGCGAAGGCTTTCTTAAAAACTGTTTTCGCCACCCCCTCGGCAGGACTATACACTCTTACTCCTCCGAACAAAGTTGTTGCACTTCTTTCGGATTCGTTAGACTGATTTATCTTCATTCCGTTAGCGTTAGGACCAATCTCCATTACGTCGCATTTAGGCAACAGAATAGAGGCTTGAGCAGCAGCCGCATAGATTTCATTACCAATTCTGTGTTCGACAAGGAAGCCACCATCAGCGTCAGTCGTTTCGTTCTGACCTGTGGATTTATAAAGCCTTTCATCAGGAGATTGTCCCGTACCAGCTTTCATAACGGCATCAATAAACTCAGAACTATCCTTCCAAAGAGGAGCATCTTCAATAACTTCAACTTCAACAGCCTTTGTTTCAACTGCTTTAGTTTCCATTGCTTCTGCTACTGCCTTTTGAACTGCACCAACTACATCTTCAGCCTTTACTTCAGTAACGATACCAGAATGCGCTTCGGCTCTTTCACCTTTAATAAGCTCATCTGCAACATCATCACTAACTTCAAGAACGGAGCCGACTTCATAAACAGCGTCATCTTCGTCCATATATTTCTTAATTAACTTAATAAACTTCATTTTATATTCCTCATTTGATTTACTATGGTTGCTTTTCCGTTAGTTAACCTGCTTTTAACAGCTCCAGCTCTAACTTATAGCTTCACCTACAACACAATATTAATAACTTTTACACTAAATCATTATTAATATTACAATAATCTTCCCATCTTCCTTCTTAATTCCTTTTGAACCATATCGTTAAACTCCTCCTTTGAAACAGATGGTCCTTGAATTAACTTAACAATACGAGGCTGTTTAACCATCGTCACCTTCTTTTTCTCTACCTTTTCCTCTATAACCTCTTCCTCTACAACTGCTTCTACCTCTTCTACCTCTTCTACCTTAACTTCCTCTTCTTTAACTTCCTCTACAGCTTCTACAGCTTCTACGACCTCTTCGGTATCAGCATCTTCACCAAAATCAAGGTCATTATGCTCTGCTTCCTTGGTTTCAACAACTACAACCTCTTCGGCGTCAACAGTATACGACAAATCCGCATCCGTTACAGGAATAGGCATACCCAACTGTTTAAGTATCTTCTCATCAGCACCAGCCTCTTGAAAAGCCTTTGAAACAGCTATAACGTCCGTATCTGTGTTACACGCCATTGAGCAATCAGAATGTTCGAAACAGATAGCCTTTGTTATAATTCGCCTACAAGCCTTCTGTGTAGCTCTGAACTCCGGCCATTCTTTTGCCAATGTTCTAACCGCACTTTTGAATTCGTCATCCGTTTCTCTAATGACCTCTAAAGGAATTAACCCTATCGAACTCTGTTTATTCATATCTTGAGAAGTTAGTTTCCAAAGGATATCAGCTAAAGTTCCTTCACCTAAGTCGGCATATTTCATCTTTACTTTTACACCATACTCGTCGGCTTTTACCCATTCGTCCCTACCAATTTGTGGCATAGAGTAATTATGATTATAAAATACAGGCATTCCAGTTTTCTTGAACTGCTTAAAAGAAAGTCCTTTAGGCATAACAACATCACCAACTTGGTCAACTGTTCTTGTAGAAACGTATTTAATAACAGTTCTAGAACCCTCTTCTAAACTAGCTTTTGTTTCTACGGCATAATCCTTACGATAGACCTCTAAATCGTCTATATCAAGATTCTCGGATTTAACCGCCTGTTTTAGTTCATTAGCATAACCGTCATCTAATTTGTTCAATATATTACTTAATTTAACTACCTTTTTCATACTTATCTCCTTCTTTTATTGCTACTTTAAAATTAACATAATCCATTATAGCCTTCCGAATCTGTATCCATAACTCTTCTTCTACCTCAGCATCCGAACCCATACTTGAATCACCATCTTCATCATCTTCATATCGTTCAGGGTGATTATAACAATCCATCTTATTCTTCATCAGTATCATCCTCTTTTACAGGAACTACAGGCTCTTCCACTGTTTCCACTGTTTCAGTTGATTTAGAACTATTAGAACCACTAGCAAAAGGCATGTCAAACTTCTCATCCTCATATGCAGGCAATTGTAATGAACGCCTAACCTCATTAATAGACAATACACCAGAAGTAATATAAGCATTATGCTCTATTGTTAACTGTGCTTTATCTCTTGGAACAGGATTGTCATATAACAAGAACATCCTTCCAGTCGGGTCATACATAGGAACTAGCTTTTCATTCAACTTCTCTTCAATACGTGTAATCCTTGGCAATACAGCATTCTTAGCATACCAATATTCACTTAACTCTGAAGTAGCTTTCTTAACATCAGTAGCATCTAGAATAGGATAAGGGATACCAAATGCAGCTGCAATCTCTTTTAGACTCCATACTCTAGATTTGAGATAATCCATCTCTTTTGGCGTGAATCCTAAAGTTTCCAAATCCCAATCTTCATCGAATACTTTAATCTTGCCAGCCTTGTTAGGTCCACCAAATGCAGAATTCCACATCTTCTCAACCTTCTTAATCTCAGAACTGTCAATCTTACCGTTCTTATATTTAACAGCAAAATCAGGTCTACCCATATTCTTCAATCTTGCACCTTCAGAAGCATCCATCATATTGAAACGATTAATGGCAGATATAGCAGCTTGAGCGCACCCCTTACCATAATAATTACTGTTAGGATTCGGTGTTTTGAAATGAATAATCTCATCAGGCTTAAAGAATACTTCCTTTCCACTAGATTGCTTTAATACATATCCTTTAATAAAACTACTTGCTGTTTTACCGGGAATTATGTGCATATGTTGAGATTTAAGTAACCATATCTCAACAGGAACACCCATTGCATTCTTAGCTATATACCAAAAACTGTTTCCAACCATATCCAAGAAGATTGAAGTTTCCTCAAAGGTTTCGAAGTTGTTGTTATTTGGATTGATGTTCTGCAATAAATCTAATAGAGGATGGTCAACAATCTCTTTAAGATTAACAGCGCTTCTTATCTTAGCCAACGTTTTAACACTCGACTCGTTCTTTACGTAATTTAAGAACTGTGAACCCTTCTCAATAGTTTTATGTAGAAACTCTTTAGAATCATTCTCATCAGATACCACATACAATCTCAAGTTTGCAGAAGCTACAGATGCACCATTATAGGAAGCGCAAGTATATGTCCAAGAACTGAATTGATTTAATACTGTTTGGTCTGAAACACCATCGCTTGCTTTAGGAGGTCCAGCGAATGACATAAAACCACCACCATTACCACTAAAAATAGGCTTACGCTTTGTTTCCAATATATCCTGTATCTGAGAAAGGTCTGCATTCCCAATCGCCTGTTTTTCAGCCTTCCTCTTAAGATAATAGTCATGCTGATATTGTTTTCTGCCCTTAGCCATTATAGCCTCCTTATTCGCTTGTTATTAAATAATATCTTCTATATCTGATTGCCATTCTGGTTTCTGTAATTCCACCAAAATCTGCTCATAAGTAAATATTTTAAACTCTGCATCTGACTTAACATTATCTAAAGCAACAGGAATCTTCTGCATATACTTCCATGCACCTTCTGCCCATTTCAATACAACTAAGTCTGTACCTTCTACTGTATGACGTAATGTATCCCTTGAGGTTTCACACGCACTCTTAACCATTGCGTCAGTTACCTTTGCATAAGGAATAGTCATATAAATAGTATCTTCGTGCGGCTTCTCTGATAACACATGATAATCTATTTTCGATTCTACATTCTCTAAATCTGCTTTTATGCTTTCTAATTCTGGCATCTCTCCTCCTTATTTAGTCACCCATTAAAAATTCTTCTTCTAACGCTTCATACGCCTCTATACGTTGTTTCTCTGCTTCCTTCTCATCTACTTCAATTTCAGATTCATCTTCAGGACAAGTAGGATGTATGAATACGCTTGTAAGCTCGTTAAATGCCCCTGAACAGCCATCAACTTCATCGTCATGCTTCTGCCCTATATCAGTAAAGTTATGTAATACATTTAAAAGCTCGTCGTTCCAATCGCCTTCTGCTACCTTAATGTTTCCTATCTCTGCCTGAATAGCCATCGACCTTGCACGTATCTCTTTATTCTTACCACCTGTAGAAACACCACGACAATTATAGCCCGCTAACATTGTCTGTAACCGATAAGATTCACTTTTACCTGATGCACCTGGTTCTTCTTCCCAACGTATTAAATATTCATTGCCTAAATCATCAGCTACACGTTTATCAGATTGCACCGTTTTAAGAAACAAATCCTGAACCTTAGCTGGATTATCTCTTAACTTAACAACGTCCACTACATAATAAATACCATCACATTTACGTATCTTGATTCCTACAGTCCAATCAGGGTCACGATTCTTAGAAGATGCTTTAGTTGCCGCAAAATCAAAAAACCTACACTCCTTTCCCTTCTTAGGAATACTTTCAGCAGAAACAACCTCAAACCAACTTCTATTAAAGAATTTACCAGCTTCACTCTTAATATTCCAATTACCTTCCAATAACTGCTGACGTTCCACTAAAGGTAATGATTTCAAGTTTCCTAAATAGCCAGGATTATTCTTAAGCAATATCTGATTATCTTGAATAGATGCACTTATAAAGGTAAACGATTTAATATCATCAGATGCCCTACGTTTAAGATGATAAAGCCTTGTAGTATACTCTTTCTTCAATTTACGCATCGCTTCTCTATAACTTAAATCACCAAGTTCATCAGTTACTTCAAAATGCTCGTTCAATACAGATTCAGTTACTTTACCTTTACGTATATCATCTTTCCTCTTTAAAGAACGCTTACGATTAGCATACTCTTTCTTCGTTTCTTCATATTCACTTACAAAATCTACATCACTCTTCAATAACTCGTTTTTACTATCTGACCAAATAATATTGTCATTCCGTCTAACAAAATAACGAATAACACCAGAACGCTCTTTTATAGGTAAACCATCTTCCCCAATCCACCAATCAATGAAATCTCTTAACCAACTTTCTGAATCAGGGTTACATGTCGCTCTTACATACGGTTTAATTCCACATATACTTCTATTACGAGAAAGCATATAGAAAAAGGTTTCAGCACTAAAATGCGTCAATTCATCAAAACATATCAATGCAATCTGAGAACCCATATATCCAAGCTTATCTTTCTCATATTCCAATGTTCTAAAACTAACCTCTGAACCACTAGGAAAACGCCAATATAAACGAGATTCATTAGGCTTGCCATTAAGTAAAGGGAATATGTTTAACGATTCATCCCATAATGCCCCCTGAGAACGAATCATTGGGGTAGTCCTTCTAAATATGGTCGCTCTGAATCCCGGTGTATTTAAATTCCTACAGGTTTCCAATAATTCAGCATATGTTTTACCCGAACCAGCAGAACCACCATATAAACAAATATCTGCCTCCGTTGTTAAGAAATCCTCCTGCGGACCAACTTGAGGCTTTAATACAATAGGTTCAGTTTTCACTACCTTCTTGATTTGGGATATTTTAGGTTTCTTACCAGCCATTTTAGGATATCTTCTTTTGGGATTCTTCTGTATCAGCTTTATACATATTATCAAGTTTATTCAACTCTTCAGCAATACCTTCTCCACCACTAGCTTCTTTCTTTTTCTTATTATGTATTTTAGCGGGAAGTTTTAAATCAACCATGCGTAGAACATTGGTCGTATTACCATCATTTGCAGAATCAGAAGAAACTGTTGCTACTTCATCACCTGATTGTTTATGTAAAGCGTTAGCCGCAGATATTCGTTGAGATACAGGGGCTTCTTCATCTCTTGCAATCTTACTGAACATCTCTAAACGTTCCCTGAGATTCATTACTGCCTTATCTGCGGCTAATTCCTGTATTTCTAAAAGCCTACCTTGCACAAGCGGTTCATTTAAAAGCCTATTGAAATATCCCCTATTCTCCCTATAGCCAACATCTTCCAATATCTCTTTCCACTTCTTCCTATCACAACCATATTCAATATAGGATAAACAAAATGACTCTTTATTAGAATTGCTTAGAACTGCCATGAATTACTCCTTATGAAATGCCCTACTAGATTGCCCTATAAATATTCGCATACCAACGCATACACCACAATATTAATAACTTTATGCTGATTTGGGTTAATATATTCAACATTGTATCAAATCTTTCAACATGGGACATTCAAGGGGCGTAATCTTACTAAATCCTTCTAATATATGCGGGCGAACTACATAAACGCTTTAAATACTAACAATATGGCAATTATAGGCGAAAATCGGGCAAATTTCTGTGAGGTATAACGCCCCTTTCACTACTCTTCCATCTGCGCTTTTATTTTCACTCTTACACCATATGCGCCCACTTATAACACTAATGCGCCATCTTATACGCCCACTACTTAATTATTAGTGTTCTCAACTTTCTTATCAGTGTATAGGGCAAGCGGGGCATATTAATAGGGCATCTCATGTTTCTTATACGCCCATCTCATACACTCAATGGCAACTCAATGGCAACTCAAGGGCAACTCAATGGCAACTCAAGGGCAACTCAATGGCAATCAATAGGGCAATTCATAGGGCAATTCATAGGGCAGGTAGACGGGCTTACTCTATATTCACGACTTATAAATGTATCGACCCCTCTACATCTGTTATATATTTAACGAATACTCTGAATGATTACTATTGATTACTTATGATTACTTATGATTACTTATGATTGATATTGATTACTTATGAGCGATGGTTGAAATTGCATAGTCCCCCCTTGTATGCCCCATTGATTGCCCCCTCTTAGCCACTCCTGATTTACCCCTATTAACGTTGACTATTGTAAGTATCGCCCTCTATGCTACTTATGTTACTTATGTTACCTCTTAATCGGGCATAGTAATAGGGCATCTTAATAGGGCATAGAAGCAGGGCAGTTAAATGGGCAGTAAGTTACATCATATGAACACTTTAATGGGGCATAGAAGAGGGGCGCAGTTAAGGAACACTAAGCGATAACGTAATGAGCGAAGCGAATGAAGGAAGAGCCACTCATTAATACATATAGTGTAATGTTTATGGGGCTATTAGTGGGCGAAGGAGTGGGCGCAGATTGGTGTAAATATGGGCGATATAGTGAATGTGTGAGGGTGCTATACATCCACTATATTCCATTATAAAACTCATATTCCTTAATGTTTTCGCTTATTCTTGCTTTACCACTCTACTTGCCAATGTTCGTTTATGTTCGTTTATGTTCGTTTGATGTTCGTATCTGTTCGTTTTCAATCATAATCAATCATTCATATGTGGCAATTACAAGGCGCTATATACTCTTCAATAGGTAATAGTTACTGGTTTATGTAGGTTAATGTTGGTTTAGGGAGGAAATATGCCCGTTAATATGCCCCCTGAAAAGGTAATGGTTACTGGTTTAGGGAGTTAGGGAGTTATGTAGTTAGCCCAATTGAATAGCCCTGTAGGAGTAGGTGGAGATGGTGCAAGCTCTGAATACTGACCAATGACTTAACTTAACTTAATTAACAAGCATATACACCATCTCCATATAACAAACAGGAGGGAATGTTATATTTTTACCTATTGTCCTCTATTGTCCTCTATTGTCTATTTATCAGGTTCCGCACTTTGAACATTACTTTGAACATTTTGATTTTCTTTTCTTTCCTTTTCTGCAATTTCTTTAGCCTTTCTACTTTTTCTTGCTTTTTCTACTGCATCTTTAACCTTGAATTTGCTGAGATACTATGTTATGATTTCGGTATTGAATTGAAGAAGATATGGTTTGTTACTGACTGCAAAGAAAAGGTGAAATTTTGTTTGACTGATCGGTATAATGATGTTAATGTTGTTCTCAAAGAAATGGGAACGTTTTTGAAAGAGGATATGGAAATGAAATTCGATGTAGTCATTGGAAATCCACCTTATCAGAAAGCAAACGATGATAGTTCTTTTACTAATCTTTGGGCTGATTTTGTTCATAAATCGTTTAGCATTTCTGCTCGTTATGTTATTATGATTACACCAAAAACATGGGGGAATCAAGTTACAAAAGAAAATAATTCTAGTAAGGTTTTTAATTTGATTAAAAAATATGCAAGAGACGTTAATATTGATGAATGCTCAAAGTATTTTCCCAATATTGGCTCATCTTTTTCTTATTATTTACTTGACAAACAAAATCAACACAAGAAATGCTCTATTGTTACTACTAGCGATAAATTTGAAACAAAGTTAAGTGATATTACTTTTATCCCTAAAGATTTTAACTTGACAACAATGAATATATTACGAAAAATGCTTGACAGAGAAATGTTTAGTTACTTGTCCTCGAGCGGTACTATTGGAAATATATCTAACGTCAAAACAAAACATCAAATTTATAGCGTTAGATATTCAATGGGAACAGAGAAATGGTCGGATAAACCTCATGCATATCAATTAAAACCAAAATTAATCTTTCCTAATCAAACTACTCAAAATTATCCTATTTATGCTCCTACCAGTGCTCCTGCAAACAGAGGCGTTTTTTATCTTGTAAAAAATAAAATGGAAGCATTGAAAATATTATCTTATATCAAATCAAAACCTATTCAGTTTTTAATTGCTCAACAACGTACTCATCATGGTGTTCTTAATACTCAGGTAATAAAACACATACCTAAAATTGATATATCTAAAAATTGGAACGATAAAAAACTTTATCAATATTTTAAACTAACAAATAAAGAAATTGATTATATTGAAGCGATAACCGGTGATAGCCATGTGCAATAACGACAAACGCCTAAAGAGAAAAAAGACCACAGCCGAAGACTTTACCCCCGCCTCCCTTGTCAATGAAATGCTCGACAAGCTCTCACAATACGGTCCAGAGGCATTTGAAGAGGGTAAGACGTTCCTTGACCCTGCTTGCGGTAATGGGAATATGCTCATTGAAGTTCTCAAACGGAAAATCTCTCTAGGTCACGCCCCCATAAAAGCACTCCAAACCATCTACGGCACTGACATCATGCAAGACAATATCAGAGAATGTCGCCTTAGATTGCTCAAGATTGTCAAAGATTCTGGAGTGGAAATAACAGGAGACATAATCAAAACAGTATTCAATCAAATTGTATGGACATCTCTAAAAAAATACAAAAATGGTTCATTAGACTATGAATTCAAATTCCCCAATAAAGCATCAGCTAAAAACATTGAGCCATGGGTAAAAGGAATCAATGAAGAAGGATGGCTAGATGACACAACCGCTGATAACGCCAAGGCAGAAGTATCAGAAGGCGACAATGATTTTACCCTCTTCGAAGTACTTTAATTTTTATCTTTTTATCTTTTTCTTCAATTATCTTTATATCCTATGAGAGCTTCGAGGATGAGTTCTATGGTATGTAGGAGATGATAATATAGTATATGCCATCTACCAGCTAAGGTGTTATGATATATACATATGTGCTTCAATTATCTTTTATAAGCCAATCGAAGTCCTTTTCGTAATCTTTGGATATTGAAGATTAGATAGATTTATATGTGGTTGAGTAATTACGGAAATTTCATAATCATCGCCTTCTATCATACAATATTTGAATTGTTTCATTTTTGAGCTAAACTCTTCTTTTGTGAAGCATTCTCTGTCTATGTCGAACTCATCTTCTTTATTTGTATGTTTTGTGATTCTTGGTGTTACATGAATAAATGATGTCATTACTTCTTCCCCCATTTAATTGAATCTTTACAGCTCAAGTTCATCTATGCTATTAACAACATCATACACTACTGTATTTTTGCCATCGCCTATAATTCGTAGTGTTATCAAGTCATATACTATACGTTCACCGCCTTCTTGTGCTTGATATCTATGAACACCCTTTAACGCAGATGCTAATACATTTGCGATTGTGATAGATTCGCACTCAAAAGATACACAGTCACGAATCTTTTGTTCTTCTGAATAATAACTAGCTTTAACTCTTATGTTCTTCATCATTTCTTCCCCCATTTAATGTTATCGTATTGTGCCTCTTATTTTACTAAAGCTTATGTAGTGGCTAATTGCTATATGTGTATCTTTTACTTTAGTGATTATTGCTTTTATAGAATCTTCTGTATTATCGAACTCTTTATATTCTCTAAAGTATGTGTTATTTGGATAGTCCTTATTTGGCTTCGTTAAGCTGATATACAGTTCATCTATGGTATCCTGTATGTTCTGTATTTCGCTCATTTCTTATTCCCCCATATCATTTTAAAGTATTGTGCCTCTTCTTAATTCTGCTTGTAAATCTTGTTCTAGTCCTTTAATTTTGATGTTCATGATTTCATATGTTGTTGCTCCATCTGATAGTCTATCGTTAGGACCAAGTCTATCTCGTATTCGTTTATATTTCTTGATTAGTTTTTGTAATTTTTGAACTGCGCCCTTTTCTCCTGGTGTGACACTATCTATACCTGTTTCACTCATTTCTTGGATCTCCATTTAATTGAATCGTAATTGTTATCCCATTTATTTTTGTTTACTTTTCTAGGTTTATCTCCTTTACCGGCTTGTTTTTTAGGTTTAGTTATTTGTTTCTTCTTCATCTAATTCCTTTAACCTCTGCTTGATTATCTTCGCTACCTTCTTTGGTGCTGTTCCTGTAGGATGCGAATCAAACCACTCAATGTTCTTTTGAAGCTCTTCCCTGCATACTTTATATTTATGCTTTACTTTATCTAATTCTTCAAGTGCTTCTATTAAGGCAAGGCTCATTTCTTCTCCTTATCTGGTAATACTAATTTATGCGGAATAAGGAAGCCACTCCACTTTCAATTAACCCATTACCTCTTTTTTCTTTCACTCGTAATATAGCTCCAGCCTTAATCTTAGTGTTAAAACCAAACCCCATAAAAATTGAAAACTCTGTGTCAAACCTTAACTTTATCCATATCTTTTTCTTACTCATATTTTCTCCTTAATCCATTTACCATCTACTTCTTTCCACTTCCAATCCTCATCTAAAACACCGCCTGCTTCAATAGCCTTTTTGGTAGGGAACCTGAGATTGAATGATAGACTATGTTTTTTATTAACTAAGCCTGACCATACATCTACATTATCAAGGTCTATAGCAATGTATCCTCTACCCGTTCCTTGACAGCAGTTTAATGTTTTGATACCATAGCGATTAAGAACGGTTATCAGTGGAATCATGTTCATATCGATTTCCACTTCTTCACCGTTTAGTTCAATCGTTTTTGTTTGGTGCTGTGCGTTCATTCTCTTCCTTACTTTTTTCCAGAATCTTTTTTATATCACGTTCTAGCAGTTCATCTAGCTTTTTTTTCTTATGTCCATTATCATCACCATAAAGAATAAGCATGTCCATTTTGTAGCTCCACTTATAGTATGCCGGTTCTAGGGCTTTCGCAACCTTACGTGTCATCCAGTCCAGCAACATCAGGTCATCCACCACCGATACTTCTTTCGGAACCTTTACGTGTAATTTATCTTTCATTTATTCTCCTATCTATTTCTTCTGGCGACCAAATCTTTTCCCAATTTTTCTTTTGCTTCAATGGCTTTTTCATGGTTATTCCTTATCGTATATTTCGTTTCTACCACTCAACTCAGACATATTCTTACACTCTTCGTCGGTTAGCTTCTTGTATACTGTCATGCGTTCAAGTGGGAAGTATATAACCGACACCTTGGTAGCATCTTCTATTGACGGATACACTTTCCCTGCTACCTGAATACCTACTGTTAATTTATCAAGTGAATTACCATATACTTCTTTCTTCTTTTCATCTACGAACACCAATATTACTTGGATTGATTCGTTTAGCTTCTGATATTTCTTAAAGTCAGCTAGGTCAAAGCCTGTGTCCTCATACTTTTCTCTTTTAGGCTTTGTTTTTACATCAATGGCAAATGCTTTAGAATCTTTTACAGCGATGAAGTCAATTAGGTGACCTGAATCTTCCTCTTCTGATTTATATATAGCATACTCTTTAGACAACAGGAATTCTTTTACGATGTATTCTCCTACGTCCCCTTTCTTTGTAGTTTTTAATTCTTTAAAGTCCATTATCTTAACTCCTGTTGAATAATGACTTAAGCTTATCTTCTTTTTTAAGCTTCTTACCAATCTTTAGCATAATCTCTTGTTTCTTCTCAAGAGATGTTTCGCTCCATTTATCTGCGAATTTTGAGAAGTTTAAATCCCATCTATCATTCCACTCTTTTGCTGTTTCTTCACTGTTACCTTCATACTCTTTGAACTCACTCATTTTCCTTCCTCCTGTTTTGTTATTGAATAATGTTTTCGTTTTCGTTTTCGTTTTCATGTTTATATTATTCAACAAAACTTTCAAATCTCCTTCTTTTATTTTCACTTATTTTTAGCCAACTGTATTTCCTTCATTTTGTCCATGATTTTATACTGTAAATAGGCATATCGTTTAGTATAGGTAGCCTCATACCAAAGCATAAACCATAGGGGATTGAGGTGGGCTGAAAGGAATTTGAACTTATGGTGCCCGGCGCAGAGTGTAATTCCATTAACAATATCGAACTTAAATTCTTTGAATTTCTTATCTACTACGTGGTGAGCGTTTGGTTGTTTGGTTTCTCCGCAGATTTGGCATTTGTAACCGTCACGTTCTTTAACAGCGGTCGTCCAATCTATCAATTTCTGTTTAGCTTCTGTTGGCATATTATTCTTCGAACAAATCCTTCAACTCATCATCAGCAGAATTCCACTCAACCTTCTTCTGTGGAGCTAATTGTTTCTGTCCTTTGATAAATTTATAAAACTTAACTTTTCCCATTTTCTCAACTCTGTTTGAAATATATGAATATACACTCTTAAAAGCCTGAAATGAATTAGGTGGAATACTATAGATTCCAATCTTTACATCTGCGAACTTATTACTTTCAGACAACAGAGTAGCAAGGTGTTTCAATGCAGGATGCCGACCGTTATGCTGACTAATTATCTTGTAGCAGTTATCTTTGGTTTTTAGTAATTCTAAATGCACTTTATTTCTCCATTTCTTTGATGATTGATTCTAAACGTTCTATTTGCCACAGTGTCATCCTATTATATCTTTTTGGTGTATCTGTTACAATAAGAGCTTCCAACTCTTTTTTGTGTTTTTTAAGTTTTGCTATAGTATCCATATTTTAAGCGAACAGTTTGATTTGTAGTCCAAGTATAAAAATTGGTTTGATTGCTGAATTCAAACTTTATCACTCCTTCTGATTAATTGCCATCCATTACGGCATATGACGCTTTTCCTCCGACATGAATATAACACATGTCGTTCCCACTTCGTCATAACGTTGTTGCTAAGGATAACATATACAACGCAATATTTCTACTCCTTATTTTTACGCCTAGATTCTGCACTCTTCTCTTGCATAGCTCTTGCATCTTCAGGTGATAACGTTCTGCCTTTAGACTTCCTTCTCCAAATCTGTGCCGCAACGGAGGTTATAAAACATTCGCTCAAATCTTCTCCGCATTTGGGACAACTTATATTCAATTGTTTCTTAATCTTCATACACCTATCATAGCACATAGTTACTTAACTGTCAAGTGTTTTCTTTATTTATTTTACAACTCTAGCTCAGCTATACTATTGTCAGCGTTATATGGTGGTAACTCTTTGTTTAATTCTTTCATCTCTTCTATATGCCCGTCTGATACTTTGCAATTAGGTGGTGGGATATTAGGAACTGTAACTACTGTAGCTCTACCGCAATGATTACACGCAAATGTGAATTCTCTTGTTTGTATTGTATCACCATATTCGTCATTTCGGCTTCTATTAGGCTGGCGTGGATTGGATAAATATCTGGGATCACTATCTCTAAAGTCTAAACCCGTTAGTTCACTATGGTCTACTTCACTCGTCCATAGATTACTTGTATCGAAGTTTGGTGAATCAGTTCGTCGCCTACGTTGCATCTCTTGTCTGTGTCCTTCTTGTGATTCAAATGATCTGTCACTTATCCACCATTCTATGACGCCGGACGATTGTATTCTGGCCGGGCCATCTAATCTATGTAATTGTCCATTTATATACCATTCTTTTGCGCCATCTATAAATTCTTTAGCCGGTCCATCTTCTCTGTGTGCGTTGCCGTTAAAATACCATTTTCTAGTTCCGTTAGATAATATCCTACACCCATTCATCTTAAACCAATACCTAAATCTACCCTTAATATATTCTAACACGCTTAACATACATCCTCCTCTAGCCCCAACGCTTCTGACACAGTGTAGTAATCGAACATCTGTTTAACCTGTGCATAATAAAACCCACAGCCTGTTCGCTAATATACATTCTACTTCTCCTGTGTTATTTGGGTTGGTGTAGTGTTTTCTATAATCTTATCAAGTTTCTTTTCTAGTATGTAACTATTCCATATCAATAACATACTAATCCAAAACAACCATGTAGTTATTAGTGATGTTCCTGTATCGCTCATCTTACTCATCTCCCTTTGTTGCCTTTTGAAGAACGCCATTCAAACGCCATTCTTTATAACCGTTATCAAGTTCAATAGCTGGACCATCTTCTCTATGTAACAGTCCATCTACATACCAATATTTATCGCCGTTACCATATATGCATGCAGGGTATCCACCATCTCTGTGTCGTAATCCATCTTTGAACCATTTTTTGTTTGCGTTGGTATCCATTAGATTCTCCTTATTTGAAAGACTTTGATTTGTAGTATGTGTAAACCATGTATCCTTGGGCATCAAGTCCCGTATCGTTCCTACGTTCTTTAAAGTGTATCGACATATGCCGTAGCTTTCCTTCGCCATTGTAAATTTTTCGTTTACAGAGCCTTCCGTGTGTATACCACTCCTCTTTAGACAAGATATCATTCACATACTCTTGTAAAGCGCTCCCTCCTTTTCTGTGTAGTTCATTATCGTCGCCATAATGCTTTACTATTTTTGTTACTTCAACGCTCATTTTATCTTCTCCTATTTTGTTTGCGTTCATACCCTTTATATAGCGTTTACCATGCCAACTATCCCTATCGAACATTCACTTTGATTTTCTATGTTTATGTGTCATTGGTCGGGATTTTTATTCTTAGATTTTAGAAGTTGTGAATTATTTTCTTAAGAATGAGAAGCGAAGATGGGGCAGGCTCTTCTGGTATACGGTGACCCGCTAGGTATTCGCCCCATCTTCAGTGATTTTCCAGGTTTTTCTTATGTATGTAGCCATCAGCGCCTTTTAAATTATTTAACCAAAAACTTCACCTACAGCGACCATACTTTTTATATATAAAACTCTATCGCCATCGTGTTTTCTTTTGTAGCCGAATACACCTTTTTTAACAAGGTGATTAATTGCGTTACTTACGGTTTTTGGTTTGCGATTAATGTGTTCGCCTATTTGTGAATTACTAAAAGAAGCATATTCGTTTTGTTCAAGATATGCTTGTTCAAGAACATATGCATATACTTTAATATGTGTCCCGTTAAACTTGTCGCCCCTTAAGAGCATATTTGGTATTGTGATAATACTTTCAAATGACATTACGCAACCTCTTTCACTTTGTTATCTTCTTTTATTTTCAACAACGTGTCAATCATTTTCTGTGTTCCGTTCTTTGTTGTATCTTGGATGCCTTGAAGTTCTGCTATTGTGTTGTCTGTAATTTGGTCAATCTTCTTCTGTTCGAATAATTCTTTGTGGAATTTAAGAGGATAGATGAATGCAGACTTGTAAGGTGTAGAGCCACCATAATTCATGTGGTGAACAACCTTATAAATAAAACCCTTATCAACCAACGTTTTCAAATACTTCTTAAGAGTTGACTTCGGCATGGCTAAATCTTCTTGAATGTTATCGTATTTGCGTGTAAACCTTGCCTTCTTCCAACTGCAAATATCACATATGTAAAGATACAACATCTTCTCTGGTACTGTCAAATCTGTGTCCTTTAGTAATATGATGCTGTCATAGGTAGTCGTTTTTATTGCCATTTCTGCCTCCTTTAATTGGTTTATGGTGTAATCTTTGGTTATAGTATACCTAAATAACCAATTATGTCAAGGGATATTTTGAATTATCTTCATAATAATTCTCTAGGGCTATAATCTGACCCACTGTGTGACTTTCTAGGGCTATAATCTAAACCTAGTAATGTTCAACAGAGGGCTATAATCTGACCCACTAGACTATTACTATTATTTAATACTATATACTTTTGTTTTGAACCTCCTGAAACTGTTAGTATTGAACTGGAATAAAAACGTATACCTGATTTACAGAATAATGAAAAATCATATCCTGTATCCGGGATATGATACTTCGTTACCTAATTTTCTCCGCTACGCTACGAACTCCAAAACCCTGAATACAGGACTTTTGAAGGTGCAAAGTCTATTTCTTTTTCTTTCAAGAGCAGTTAAGAATACCAAGAAGAATATCAAAAAGGATACCAAACGGATACCAAACGGATGCTATTGTAAATGCGGGTTGTTCTGAAAATACCAGTAGCCCCGCCAGTTTCATGCTGACATAGCCATTAAACGCTCTAGGATGCTATATAAATGACTTGAATATGATTTTGGCATAATTAGGCGTCTATCTTAGATTTTTTATATAAACTACTACAGGGCATATTCTTCCCCTATTATCCCCCGTATCTTTCGTAAATGATTGCGTATGACAAATTCATTCCTTCTAACGGCGGGGACAATATACTTAACGGGATGTTCGTCAATGAAATATAGCTTAAAAATAGTAAAATCAAGAAAACTCAAATTCTGTTTAGCATATTCAACAATTTCGTTATATTCAATTTTCCCATACATGTCGTCATAGGTTGATGTGGAATGTGGCGTATCATCCATTGGCACTACATTTATGGCAGCATACTGTTGGGTTTTGAGTGGATAGACTGTTCCCTTTATTTCCCTACTTATGTGGACGGATATCCAGTGATAGGCATAAGTTGAGAATTTCATTTTGAGTGTTGAATCGAATTTTACAATAGCTCTATTCAATCCCACAACGCCAGCTTGAAACAAATCCATAAAATCTACGTCAGTGGAATTCTTGTTGTTGTTTGACATACTTCTGTGTTTCAAATGAAACACAGAAGCTAACTTGAATACCATCGCCAGATTAGAATCAATGAGTTTTTTGGTGTCATCGTCAGTTCTTCTCGTTGGGTGCTTACGGAATATCCACAATTGCTCTTCGTATGATAGCTTAATTTTAGTGGATATGTATTCTTTAATATTTTGGATTGATATTTCTTGAGGGTCTAACTTGTATCTTATCTCTTTTTTCTCCATTCCTTTCAGTTACTCCATTTTGTAAGGATTGAAGATGTTTCAAATCTTCAATTACTTTGTATTGAACATCTTCCTTCCTTTTTAGAAGCCACTCGTCCCATATCTTAGTTTCGTAATGTCTGAGATACTCCATAGGTATAACTCCCTTAACACATTATAACGAATAATTAGTGTAATTTATTATATTTATTTTTGAGTAACTATGGTAACAGGAGGTTTAGGCTGTTGTAACGGAGAATGTTTTTTATTACAATCTTTAAAATATGTTCCAACAGCTGCCGTAAAAACAATCACAAAAATAATAGTCATCCATGTAATTTTCAAAGAATTTGTGTTAATTTTTAAAGTGTTTGCATTAACTTTTGGTATTAATTCTTTATGAATATCGTCTACTTGTTGACATATTTTATCCCATTTGTCACGCTGTTCATAAAGAAGATTGTCCTTTAGCCTCTCCATCTCTTGTTCCTGTTGCTGTTGCTGATTCATGTCCCTTCTACCCTCCTTCATTTTAAAACAATCCCGCTATTACTGTTGGAAGAAACCACAGATATGCTCTTATCCAGTAGCCATCTTCCCACAAGCAATCACAAAGAATCCTTGAACTTTGCCATCTGCTACAAGGGCTACCATCTGCATACTTATATGTTACACAGAGAACGTCATGAATCCACCATGCTCTAGTTGTTATATCCATAGCACAAGTAGCACCGTCACTAATAAACCCTTCAGGAACAACTACCCATTTTCTATAACGAACAGAATAATAAGCAATCTCTTTTTTAAGTTTATATTTATGGTGACCTAATACCTCAAACGATAGAATGTATTTACTCATTTTATCTTCAAGAGCATCCTCAACGAAGGTATCAATCCTGTTTTCTCTGTGTTCATTTAAGATGTTCATTTTTAGATGCCTCTGATAAGCTCCACTAGAACCCAACTTCTATTTGCAGTAGAGTTAGCTGTCGTTGTAGTGTTACCACCTCTTTCTGCAAATATTTCAAAGTAATCTGTATCGGCAAGCTCAACAACATATGTAGCCTTGTTAGAGCCTTGAGTTCCAGACCTTGATTGTCCTTGGTCAGCCCTCGAAGGTGTTTTTTCTGTATCACCATTAACCCACATGTAACAAGATACGTCAGTATTGTTTGCTCCCGCTGTCCATGTGACGTTATAAGTAACTCTGTATAGTCCCCCTCTATCAACTTGAATCCTTGAAGCATTAGTTGCATTAGAGTGCGTATACATTGAGTCCTTAATTGTTTCTGCATTCCAAACTATAGCAAGTCCAAGATTTGTATTACAGTCAACCCCACCAGCAGTATCCTCAACTTGAATAGCGTAGTTCGTCATTGAGATATGTCCATCAAAAGTAGATGAAGCTAATGTAACATCTCCATCACCTGTTTCACCATCTTCGGCTACAATATCATCCATATGAGAAACGAGTTCAGCTAAAGCTCCAGTATCAGAGTAGTAATTACTTGTAAAATCTTCAACTAAAATTCTATTACCAGTTGAGTGGATTTCAGAAGCAACATTATTCATTTTATACATTGTTCCTACGCCAGCGGAATTGCCCAAAAGGTGGAAATGGTTTGCTTGGAAAGCTCTTTGTGTTCCCGCAGTTTCTACATCAAACCCTCTTACATCAGCCTCACCAGTTGCTTCAAATGCACATCCAATAATAAGCGATTCGCTTCCAGATGCAGAAGCTTCTTCTACTATGTCAAGGATATCATTCGTATCGGCAATACTAGCTGTTATGATTGTTGCACTCATATTATACGATGCTGTTCCATCAACGTATAGAACCCTATGGTAATTTGCCCCAGCAGTAGCTCCAGTAGATGTATAAGTTATTACACAGTTATTTATAATAAACGTTCCAGATTCAATATGTATTAAATCTGTGTAACCAGATGCTTGAACATATGTAATTCCGCAACCATCTAACTGATACGTTTGTGTTGAACCAGTTGTTAAGGCTATAGCACAGGCTGTTCCAGTTGCAGATAGTTTCATATCTTTCAAACCGCAAGGTCCATCCGTAGGTATAGTAATAACATCACCAGAAGATGCAGTAATATTCGCCAAACCACGTATACCACCCATACCTCTTAATGAAATATAAGATTTCATCACAACATTTTCAGTGTAATTACCAGGATAAACTTCAACAACATACTTCTTGCTATTAGAAGCGTCTGATATGGAATCAATAGCATCCTGCACAGATGAATATTGTCCACCATCTACAGCAACACTAACTGTTTGCTGATAATAGTCATTACTATCTTTCCATTCTACTGCGTAACTGGTTGCCGTTGAAGCGACGTTACCAGTTATCAGCATTAAATCAGAGCTTGCGACATTGCTTGCCCTCGTGATATCTGATATTTTACTCATTTTATATTACCTCTTTTATTTATTATTCTACTGTTAAATACGCTCCCGCTTCTGTTAATATTGGTGTTCCATCTTCTTCAATAACCTTTGCACCTAAATCTGAACTGCTTGAGGAAGAGCTTGAAGAGCTACTCGAACTGTATTCTTCAGATGAGCTTGATGAAGAACTCGAAGAGCTACTCGAACTGTATTCTTCAGAACTGCTAGAAGATGAACTAGAAGAACTGCTTGAAGATGAACTAGAAGAACTGCTTGAAGAACTGCTATATAATTCTGAACTTGAAGAGCTACTCGAACTTGACTGAGAAGAGCTAGAGTTACTGCTTGAAGATGAATCTAATGAACTAGAACTAGAAGAACTAGAACTATGGTTACAAGGAGAATCTTCAACCGAAGGATACCCAACCCAACCGTTATTTGCTGTCCAGTCATCACCTATTGGACTAGAGCCTATCTTTGTTCCATGAGGACGATTAAAATAGCCGGGTGCGTAAACACCCTTTTGAGCAGAACACATCCAGAAACCATTGCCAATACCTGAATCTAAGAACCAAAGGTAATATGTTTCAGATATGTGTTTATAAGATGGCATTAATGAATGTAATCCATCATCAGCATATGTTCCAACTGTTGCAGAAGGTGTAAGTCCATCACCGCAAAGGTAAAGATTGTCACCAGAAGAACTTGAAGAACTATTGGCGAATGAACTTGAACTACTACTCGAAGAACTACTTGAACTATCTACAGAAGAAGAACTACTGGAACTGCTCGAAGAAGAACTAGAGCTTGATTTCTGTAACCATGGTCCTATTGTAATTGTTCCCGTTACACCTAAGTCAGGAAGATAGTCACCTTCAAAATCATTATCATTAGTTTTCAACCATCTGTATGTAGGAGCGCCACTAATAAATCCAGCCGTATCTACAATCGCTTGGTCATTTGCAACTCTGAACAACCTATATGTATCGTTGCCATCAGGACCAGAATATAGAGAATAACCATACGCTTCACCTATTCTTACATATTCGCCTTGAACATCGTTAGGAGAAGGTGGGCAATCAGCTGTGCAAACCGCATCATAATCTATCTCAAATAGACTTGAACTAGAAGAACTTGAATAAGAACTACTCGAAGAACTGCTTGAAGAACTTACATTTCCAACAGATTCAGAACTTAATGAACTTTGCGATGTAGAACTAGAAGAACTGTGTAATTCAGAACTCGAAGAACTGCTTGAACTATAATCTTCAGAGCTAGATGAACTAGAACTAGAAGAAGAACTACTGCTGTTTCCCTCAGAACTACTCGAAGAACTATAACTCGAAGAAGAATTACTACTCGAAGAAGAACTATTTCCTTCAGAAGAACTTGAATTAGAACTACTCGAATTTGACTGAGAAGAACTTGAATTACTGCTTGAAGAAGAACTGTGTAATTCGGAACTACTACTCGAAGAAGAGCTATTAGAAGTTGAACTAGAAGAACTACTACTATCTATAGAGCTTGAAGAACTCGACATGAAACACTCTTCTTGAACAAATGCTGTGCCTGTTGTCCATCCATAATTATAGTATTCGCCAAAGTAAACGGTTGCGGAATCGGCTAAAGAATACCAGTGATACAATATACTAGAACCGACCGCTCTTGACATAATCCATCTGTTTCTAGAATTTACCGGCCATGAAACCTCATTGTCCTGATACCAAATATAGTAAGTGTAAAGTCCTGTTGGATTCTCCTGTATATAACTGGTTTTGCTATTATGTGTTCCGTATGGCTTATAAGTATCTTTTGCTTCAGTAGGCGTAATGTTACCGTCTACGCAAATATTGTCACCTGAAGAACTTGAAGAACTATGCTCAAGAGAACTAGAAGAACTACTTGAGGACGATTGACTTGACTGTGAACTACTACTCGAAGAAGAACTATCAACAGAAGAACTGGAAGAACTAGAAGAACTGTATTCTTCAGAACTGCTCGAAGAACTGCTCGAAGAACTAGAACTTGAAGAATTACTAGAAGAACTCTGTGAACTTGAAGAATTTGAACTTGAAGAAGAAGAACTAGAAGAACTCTGTGAACTACTCGAAGGACTGCTTAAACTAGAAGAAGAACTAGAAGATGAACTCCATAATTGTATGTAACTAGAAGAACTATCAGAACTCTGTGAACTGCTACTTTCAGAACTTAAGCTAGATGCAGAAGATTCACTTGAAGATGTATTTCCAACAGATTCACTTGAAGAAGAAGATACATCAAACATTCTTGTCCAACAGTGATACTTAATATTCCCTTCCACTAAAGTATAAACAATAGAATTAGAGGGAAGTCCGTGTTGAGAACCATCTGCACAATATCTTATATATCTGTTCTGCTCTAATGAACTTGAAGATGAGCTTGATGTAGAAGAACTTGAACTACTTGAGCTTGAACTATATTTTTCAGAACTACTAGAGGAACTTGAAGAGCTACTACTATCTATAGAACTTGAAGAAGAACTAGAACTTACTAATGGACCACCCCAACTTTCAGGAATATTATCATAGTCTGTCAAGTTAACATCATTAAGATAACAATCGGTTCCACTAGCGCCTGAATGACTAATCCATAATTCTCTAGACGGACCGACTAAATTAACTCCGCAATTTTTAAAACAATTCATAAAAAGAGTTACATTAACATTATTATCAAACAAACCACTTGGTATTGCTGTTAATGATGTGCAACCACTGAAAGTGTTTAAAAACACTTCGGCAGATGTGCAATCGTCAAACAAGCCTGATGGAATTGCCGTTAATGATGTGCAAGCGGCAAATGAGTCCCTGAAAGTAGTTACGTCACTACAGTTATCAAACAGTCCAGAACCTACAGTTGTTAACTTTGTGCAACCATAAAAGCATCTTTGAAAATCATTTACTAAAATATTATTAGCGAACAAATTTGCAGGGACAGTTGTTAATAAAGGATCGGTGCAACCATAAAAAAGATATCTAAAATCTAGAGCGGCTGTATTCAAATCAAATAAATTGGCAGGAATAGATTCTAAATTAACACACTGTTGGAAGCAAAAGCCAAAATCTTCTACAAGTGGGCAGTTATCAAACAAGCCTGAAGGTATGGATTTTATTACTACAGCCGTATGGAAGCATTCTTTAAAGCTAATTACATTAACATTGTAATCAAATAGATTGTCGGGGATTGCTGTAATATTACTAACGTGAAAACATCCTTGGAAAGTTGTTACGTCAGTTACTTCATCAAACAGTCCGTCAGGTATTGAAGTTAAACCTACACAATCTCTAAATGTTTCATAAAAGCTAGTAAGCCCATTAATACCCTGAATAGGTGATAGGATTTCTGTAAGCTTGCCGGGGTTAGTTTTAAATCTAAATACAGAACATTCTCCGCTTATATTTAAATCCCAAGTTCCTGCACCAGCATAAGTATGAAGGGCTTCGCCCGCCCCACTTACAATATCCTCGTTTCCATCACCCCAATTGATTCTAAGATTGACAGCATCCTCATAACTGATACCTATTTGGTCAGCACCAGTAGTTGTAATCTCAAAGTTTGCCCTGTTGTCAAATGAGGATGATGAAGAACTTGAAGAAGAAGTAGAAGAGCTTGAACTACTGCTACTATACTTCTCTGAACTTGAAGAGCTGCTTGAACTTGAAGAACTTGAATATTTCTCAGAACTCGAACTTGAACTGCTACTTGAACTCGAAGAAGAAACAATAGCCATACTACTAGACGAACTTGATGAGCTACTGTCAATACTCGAACTACTTGAACTAAAAGAACTACTTGAACTACTTGAACTACTTGAACTACTTGAACTACTTGAACTACTTGAATTACTCGATGAACTCGAACTGCTTGATGAACTCAAACCTTCCGAACTACTTGAGGAACTCAAACCTTCTGAACTACTTGAGGAACTAGACGAAGATGAACTAGATGTAGAACTAGACGAACTACTAGAGGAACTTAAACCTTCTGAACTACTTGA